AACATGTAGTTATCCATTGCATGTTCAGATGGATGACCATTGACTGCGCTGTGATTCTTGCGGTTGATACGCCACACAGTTCCACCTAATTGTTTGATTGCATCAGCCTCATTAGGAAAACGCACATCACTAATAACAACACGGTCATCCTGTCTTAAGTCACGCATTGTCATCTTAATCCACACATCATTGCCTAACATCTTGCGACCAAACTCTGTGCCAAATACCTGCAACAGACGGCGAACCTCAGGGTTCTTCTTTGCTACATCCCAACCATAGTCATCTACTAAATCAGATACACGAGTGATGCTATCTAATCGTGGGTTAATAGTCTGTAACGCATGTCGCATTGGGTCAGCAAATGCTTGGCGTTTGTATTCGTAATTAAGACACAACAAGTTAGCAGTTGCATCTTTACCTGACTGTGCGTATCCACTCAATCCAATTATCATTGTTCGTTCCTGTCTACTCGTTTGTATCTGCGGTTATTCCATTGTGGTTGTTCGCCACCAACACGCTCTTGCAACTTGGTAAGTGCACGAGATACACGCTTACGCATAGCCTCATCACTAATGGAATACTCAATAGCAAGGGCATCTATATCAGTCCCACCCTCTGCAAACCTACGCTCTAATAAAACTTTATCTTGTTCAGGTAATTTACTAAGACCAAAAGATACATCACTTAGCATAGCCTCACGATTCATACCTTCACTTGGTTTACTTGTCTTACTAACGAACTCACCTTCGGGATTGTGTGCCACAGATTCAACCCAATGTTCATAGTTCCATACATCTTTAAGTAACTCTTGCAAAATTTCATGGGTGTAATAGAAAGCATCTGATGGCATTGACTTAGAACGATGTGCTCTTTCTTTAGCAGCAAATTTCTGTGATTCATTATTAAAGGTGCGCTTAAGTTTAAAAACAAGAGAGTCTTGTGACTCCCACTCCTCTATCTTGTGCCAATGTTCGACAGCCCAAAGGTTAAGGTGTTGGAATACATCATCTGATGTTATGAGATTGCGATGGATACGAACACATCTGTTAGCCGAGAGACGGGCACATTTGTATACTGTTTCCCAAAGTAATTCTTTCTCGCTACTCATCTCGCATTTTCCTCATTGCTTCTAATAGATTATCAACTGTGATTAGGTAGCCTTTGCTTCTGTTTGGGGGTATCTCACAGGTTATCTCTCTACCGAAGTGTTCTATTGCATAGTATACATGAGATGTTGGCACCATAAGAACACCTTTCTCTAATACAAAAGCCCAATACTCTGCCTCAGTTACATATAATCCTGATGGTTCCCATGATTGTGAACGCTGATACCAACACGATATTTCTACATACATGTTGCCAGTTGCCCACCATTTACGGTCACGCTTTACTTCTATGGTCTTACCTTCGGTAAGTAATTCCTCTACTAATTTCTCACCAGCCTGTCCATGGCGGAAGTCAAGGTCAAACGATGAGAGATTACTCATGTCTTAAATACCAACTCGCTTGCGTAATCCTTCGGCACCCTCTTGTAGGTAAACATCATTAACATCTTGACCCTCAGGCATGAACACAGGAAACACATTGTCTAACTCACGACTTAGATTCTTAGCCATCTCTCTGCCTGCATTGTCACCATCACATAGAAGAATAACTTTGTCCCAATCAGCAAGGACTCGTGAGTAAAAAGGTTTCCAGTTGTTAGCCCCTGGCAATCCAACGGCAGTGAACCCAGCCTGTGTAGCAATCACAGTATCTAACTCACCTTCACATACAATCAGTGCATTATCATCTCTGTTGAGTGCGTTGATATTAAAGATATGAGTAGTCGCACCTGGTCTTGACATATACTTCGGTCCTGCTGTGTCAATACCTAATGAACGAAAGCGAATATCTATGGCACCAGCAGGTGTTAGATAAGGGATACTAAGTTTACCTACATAAGGTTCGTGTCCAACCTCAGGATTCTTTACGAAGCCGAGGTGAAATATACGACCCGTTGCCTCTGTTATACCTCGACTCTCCAGATACGGAAGAATCTCCGATATGTTTTGAGCGTAGTTCTCCGTTGCTCTCGCCAGTAATTCTCTCTGCGATTTGCTTAGCCTCATTGAATCCCACTCCTTCTTTCTTCATAATGATTGAGTAAACATCACCAGCCATGTCACAGCCGAAGCAACGGAACCCACCGTTTTCTGTATTAAGACGAGCAGACTTTACTCTGTCTCCGTGAAAGGCACAACGAACTGTTATCCAGCCACGCCTACCCTTAGGTATTTCAAATCCATAGTGCTCTAATACTTTAACAAGGTCATGCTTAGAGTTTTGCAATAGCATCACTGAGCCTTTGCACTACATAGGACTCCTCGATACCCTTGTTAGAAGCCTTGATAATAACCAATGGTGTTGGCGCTACCTTTAACTTCTTAGCAATACGATAGTTCTCTGCCTCTACCTGTGCCTCACGAATCCAGCCAGATAAATCTACCTTGCCATCACGCCGTGGTGCCTTGGCTTCAATGACATAAGAATCATTTACTGTCTTAAGAAAGACATCGCCTATGTCATTGCGACCAGCACGAGGTAGCCGTTGTGCTTCGTATTCTTCTTCGATAAACCAATCAGCCAAGTCAATCTCAAAGGCTGCTCCTCTGCGTTTATTCGCTTGCTGTTGTGTCGCCATTTGTCTGCCTCTCTGCTGCTGCTGCAGCCTGCCAATACAATGCGTAGTAATTCTCATCATAGGCAAAGCGTTTCATGTGTTTAACAACTGCACCAGTATGTGCATACACATCAACGCCAGCCTTCTTTAAGTTGCGGAAGAACACAATGTCCTCGCCAACATATTTATCTCCCAATCCTTCCTTCTCAGCAAACACCGAGTAGTCAGGTGAGATAGCACGCAACTTAGGAACAACACTGCGGTGCATTAAGGTAAGACCTAAGCCAGCACAGTCAACCTTTACTACTTCATCCTTCGGTAATGGGTGCAAGTATTTAATTTCATACTCACTTATCTCATGGAACAAAGCAGGCATAGGTTGCATCAGTGATGACTCCATCTGCTTAGAGATAAAGTAAGTGCCACATACAACTGGCTTGGTATTCTTATCGGCTATCTTCCATAGCATGCCAAGCACATCAGTAGTAAGAACAATGTCAGAGTCAACCCATAACAACCAGTCTGTTTTTACTTTGTCATACCACATATCAAGTAATGCTTGGCGTTGTCTACCAATCTGATTACCTTGGACACGAATAGCATTGTTAACTGCCATCTTGTGAGACGGTGCAGTCACCGTGGTATACATAATACCTTCGGCAAACTTGCCATCTACCATGCCATTATCACACCAGCCGATAGATAATGTTTCTTGATTACTGTTTGCCATCTATATTCTCCGTTTCATCTATCGCTCTTAGTGCACTCTCTCCCATTTCCTTAAAAGAAATAGAGAGGTTAATTAAATTGACTGCTATTTCACTGTTGCAATCAGGTCCATGGTCCTCTTGTAAATGCTTTGCCAACTGCTCAACATAATCCGCATACTGCATGGCTTCTAACCAAATAGTATTTGGGTCATAGATTTGTTTACTTATTTCTTCAACATGTTCTATAACATTGGGTAGTTCGCTAAGCAGGGCTTCCTGTATCTCCTGAGGCACCTGTAATTTCGTCATCGCTTTTCGCAGTTCCTGCTCCGAAGGTAACAATGTCTCCGTTTTGGTAGGCTTGCCACTGTTCTTCCGTAAGGTCTTGAAACTGACCAGTCTCTTTATTCTGCCAAACAAGTGCTCTCCATCCGACTATGTATGTAAGTGTGCGAGGCACTGTCATAAGTTGTGCCTTAATATCAGTCAACAATGGGGCTGTTGGCACTACGATTTCATCTTTAACTTTCTCTGATGGTATCTCTCCATCGTTCTGTGCAACAGTTAGTTCCCATGGACTATCTGCTGGTGTAATAATCATCTCACCCATTTACTTCTCCTTAAGGTTGTCCTACATCTAGTATCTGCATGCTTGCGGGGTCGTATGAAAGCCATACGGGTGTGCCACCTGTGGCATCGGCTGGTCCGTAACGATTCTTTACCGCACACACACCAAGAGTTGATACTTGATTATGAACTGTAAGAATAAGCGAAGGTGTCTGTGCTACTTTTCCATGAAGTGCTTTTTGTGGGGGACAAGGATTACCAAGGACACCTTCTGATGTGTGGTGACATACCACAACCGCTGCCCCTGTCTCTCTTGCCCACCACTTAAGTTCTTTCATTAAAGTTCGCAAGCCACCCCACTCGTCTTGGGAATCCAT